AAAATTTGTCCTGTTGAGTTAGGTACAAACATTTCTGGCCCATTTTCTCCAACCACATATGGTTGTCCTTTAGATACTGCACCACCTTTAGCCATACCAAAGAAACCTTTTAGTGATCCTAATCCTGATAATGCGTTTGTTGTGCTTAACATAGCTTGTTTTTGTTTTTCTCTTGTAATTAATTTTTCTATTGCGAGTTCAACACTTTTTCTTGCAAGTATTTCTATTAATGCACTTAAAATTTTAACTCCTAATTGTTGTGCCATTTTCTTAAATGATTCTGATAATTTTTCTCCTAGTATTACTGATCGAGCAAATGTATCTGAAAATTTTTTAATTCCACCACTTAAACTTTTACCTATTGTTTGACCTATTGTTGATAATTTTGCCTGCATATCTTTTATAACTGTTTGGTTTGCATCTCTAAAAGAAGTAAATACATCTTTGAAGTTTCTATCAATAGCCTCAGATAATGTTTCCATTTTTGCAAATTTCTTAACTAAGTCAGCATCATTATTTCCTTTATCTTTATCAGGTTTTGGTGTTTCTTTTCCCTCAATTAAACCCATCAACTCAGCATATTCTTTCAACTTATCAATAATTCTATCTAAATTTGAAATTACTGCTACTGCTGTTCCAATTAATAAATTTTTTCTTACTGTTGCATTAAAACCTAACATAGCACCATTTGTTACACCAATTGCAACTGATAAATTATAAAAAAAAGTAACTACTTTTAAAGCTATAAATATTCTAAATGCTTCTGTAATTAATGTAATATTATCTTTAAGAAATTTTAAAGTTTTAGCAGTTCCATTAATAATTGTGCTTAAACCTGAACCAATCATCAAACCAAATTCTGCTATTTCTTTTTTATTTTCTTCAACTGTTTTTTTAAGATCACCTAAATTGTTTTTTAATGCACCAAAAAAACCTTTTGAAACTTCTACTTGGAAGATAAAGAAAGCATCTTTTATGTTACTTATTGTTCCAAATAAAGTTTTACTTAGATCATCAATAAGGTTTCCAAACTCTCCCCCTGTTCCAAATGCTTTAGATAAACCTTGTATAGATTCTTTAGTATTTATAGAAACTCCCTCTTTAAAACCAGCCATAGCTTTAACACCTCTTTCTCTAAAGAGTTCAGCACTAGATATACCAGCACTAAATGATCTTTGAATTTGTAAAGAAGCTAATGCAAAATCTCCACCTAATACTGTTGCTGTGTTTCCTGTAATTTTTAAGAGTTCTTTAAATGATATTCCATTTTCTTCTGCTTGTTTTCTTATTGTTGCAAGTGCTGTTATACCTTGTTGAATATTTTTTAATTCAAAAGGTGTTCCAGAAGCAAAATCAGTTACTTCTTTTAATGCTTTCTTTCCCTCTCTAGCTGAACCAAATAATGCGTTTAATTGAACTTCAAGATTTTCTATTTGCATACCAGCATCTACAAATCCTTTAATAACAATTCCAGCACCTAAACCAATAAAAGCATTTCTTAAATTAAAAACAGATTGTTTAACTTTTGCTAAACCTCTTTGAACACCATTTAAGGCTTGTTTTGTTTTATCTTTTGCTACTATGTCTATATTGAGTTTTTGATTTGCCATTATTTTAAATTCCTTGCTTCTGCTAAAGATTGTTTTGTTTTATACTGTTCTTGTTCTTTTTTCAAGTAAGCTAACCAAAGATTATAATGGCTAACAGGCATATCAAGAACTTGTTGGATTGTGATGTGTAATCTATCTGCTACTATTAAAAGCGACCTAACATCAGGGTCGCTATCTACTTTTTTTCGGCTTCCTCAAAGCTAGTATCTGCAAGTATTTTATTTGAGATTGTTGCAATAACATTTGAATCAGCTTTTTTTCTTAAAGCAAATTTATCTTCTGGGCTAAAGGCTTTTATCATATCGCCTTTATCATTTTTAACTAACAATTTCATTATTAGTAAATCAACAAGAACAGTTAAATCTTGAAAGTTATTAGACTTTTTAAATATTGTATTTTTTTCTTCTAAGGTTAATGGCTCTGAATAGAATACACTAGCATTACCATGCTCGTCTTTCCACTCCTCAACTTCAATAGTGATAGTTTTAAGAGTTTCAAAATGAGATTTAACTCTATCAATAACTGACATAAATTAATATTAGACAGTACCTATAGTTAAAGCCCCTGTACCTTGAAAAGTAACAGTTCTTGAAATAATTGCGTCCATTGAGTTATTAACTGACATTCCTGTAACAATTCCTGTTCCTGAGAAACTTCTGTCGCCACTTGCATTACCCTCTGGGAGTAATATAAATGAGATTGAAGCACCAGCAACTAAAGTTGTTTGAGGTGTATCTGTTTCGTCAAAGTGCATTTCTAGTGTTCCAGAGAATGAAGTTCGACCAGCAACAAAAGACTTTGTACTGTCTGTTAAAGCTGTATCTTCTACAACATCTCCTGTAGTTTCAAGTGTGAATGATGTTAGTTCCCCAACAGCAGTTCCACCAGCAGTAACTACGCCTTCTTTTCCGTGATGTGTTGCCATTTTTTATCCTTGTTAGATTTAGTTTGTTTAGTTTCTTTTTCTTGCTTATAGCCTAAACTTAAAAAATGTTCAAGATTAGATTCATTAATAGTTATCTCTGAATTATCTTTATATAATTTAATATCCTTAGCCATAAGTCCTTTTACAGTTTATCATCTTCTTCGTCAATATCTTCTTCATCTTCTTCAAAATCCTCATCATCTAAATCTTCTTCCCACTCTTGACTATCTTCTTCTTGGTTTTCTTTTAATTCAGCTAATAAGTCTTTTACTTCCTCACACAACAAAGACTCTTTATCGTGTAATTTTTCTATTTGGTCTATTTTCTTTTCTATTCTATTTATAATTTTAGTAGTCATTTATTCTCCTATGGTGTTCCAGCTTGATATTCGTACATACACCTAATTGTCATTCTTATTCCACCAACAGGAAATAAAGAACCCTCGTCAGTTTCTACTTGTATAACTTCCGAATCAAGTGCATTACCATTTCGAGTAATATCAGTTTCTATTGCAGTTTCAATAGCTGTAATTAATTCATTTCTTTTCGTATCTATGTTGGCCTCAGCACCTTTGACAAATCCTAATATTACAAAATCAATAGTACCATGCCTAGTTTTAGCACCACTTCCTAATTCAGAGTCATCTCTGTTTTCTTCTGATGTTTGAACTATTACTGCTGGATATTGTTTATCTGATAATTCATCTAATAAAAAAGGTTGCCTAGTTGCTTTTATAATATCTGGGCTAGATATAGCAGATATAACCGATAATAAATTAGATGCTATGTTTTCTCTTACACTCATATTCTTGCTTTCCTAAATTCCTTTGCAACAAATCTGTTAAATTGTTTTCTTATTATATTTGCTGTTCTATCATTAAATCCAAAAAATTCCCTCTTATTTTTTCCTAATACCTGATTAAATACTGCTCTTTGCCTCATCTGTGCATTACTAAAATTAACACTAACTTTATTAGTTCCTGTTTTTCTAATAGTTCTACCAGATGGAGTTAATGCACCTAACATTCTACCAGAATAAAATAAATCAACTTTTGTAGATTTACCCTCTCTTTGTAATTTTTTTAAATAGCCTGATGAATATGGAACAAAAGGTATATCTCTAAAATCAATACCCTTTTGTGTTTTGGTTCTAATAATATCTAATAATTGGAAACCAGCTTGTAAGATACCTTTTTGGATTATGCCTTTAAACTTTTTTTCTATTCTTTTAAATCTTTTTTCGACAAATTTTGCGTTAGTTTTGATCTTTAAATCTAAAGCCATTATCTAGTCAATCTTCTAAATCCATGTAAAGGTTCTCTCTCGTTTGATATGATAGTTCCATCAGCATCTACATCATATTCTACACCATCTTCTAATATCATTCTCCATTCAATATTGTATTGGCTCATGTAGTATTCTTGCATTCTTTCAAATCTATCTTTTTCTGTTTCTGGTCTAAATTTAGTTAATGCTGGTAAATAGAATCTTCCAAGAAATAGATAAACACCAGCCCGTTCAAACTGATCTAAATTAACTTTTGTATTAACCATTTCAGCAGTATTTAAAACTGTTATATCTGTGAATATGTTTGTTTTATATACAGGCCACCATTCTACTCTTAATGCTCTAAAAATATCATTAGTAGTTTGTGCTAGAAAATTAGTTGTTTCTGTAGCAGTTGTAGAGATACCAAAATCAAACGCATCCCC